CAATCTAAAGGACAGCCTGCTACAGTGTTTGGTCTCAGCGGTCAAGACTATGAGGACATAAGCGTAAACTTTGAAGCAATGCGGGACTATATAAAAGCACAACAACGTATTATTGATGCATATGAGGAATATCTCAAGTGAGTGAAAAACTAAACATAGCAAATGAAATGCGATGTGTGGATCAAAAAGATCGAGCCTTCTATGACAGTTTGACTGACGAAGAAAGAAAAAAGTTTTCAAACTTTCTTATGATACGGTGGAGTAGTTGTGTTAGCGGTGGTCGAGAAATGCAAGAGTACTATGTACAAAGTTGCAATCATTTTTTAAACAAACATTTTTTTACTATTAACAAACATCCTAAACTACAATGGTTATGTGCTACAGCTATTAGTCCAGGAATGGGAACGCATCGACACAATTGGATAAGCCCTAAAAAGAAAAATAAAGGAACTGATGCAAAGGTTCGCAAAATACTTTTACAAGAATTTCCTAATACAAAGTCTGATGACTTAGATGTACTATTAAAAATAAACAATTTAAAAGATGTACGAGCGTTTTTAAAAGAACGAGGGCATGATTCTAAAAGTCAGTAATATTGTATTCAAACCCTTTATTACGTATGCGTTCTAATACAGTATCAAATACAGTACCATCATCCCCAATAGATATTAGTATTACATTAGGAGATTGGTAAGTTAATCCGGTTAAACGCCCGTCCTTTAAGGCACAATTTATTAATTGATGATCATGTGGACCAAACCAAAATTGATTTTGTATTTCTTCTTCAGAATTGGCTATTATCTCTAACCGTTTTCCACTAGTTGCATGTGGTAAAAGTGATCGGCAGTGCAAGTGTATCCGACTTTCAGTTCCATAATTTTGTGCAGTATGTGTTAAGCCAGTGTCCATTAAACTCCAAACACCGTTAACAGGCATATGGTGTATAGTTTGATTATCAAAGTCCATCATAACAGCTAGTGGATTTGTAGTAATAGCTAAGTGATACCGATCATCTTGATCACTGTGGGCACCGTAATACCTACGTGGATCTAGTTTTCTTAAATAGGCACCACCAACTGGTCCTAATAAATTTAATGCATCTCCAACAGGAGTATTTTCAAATTCTGGTAACAACACATATGGATCGTTTACATTTAAATTGGCTCCTGGTTTGACAACTGCATCGCTACCATCTGGGGCAGTGTTTACTTTGTATGCCCATCCATTGTCTTTACCATTTGCCCATGGCATATTTAACACTTGCTCTATGAGCAAAGCTGTGTTAATATTAGCTAAGTGTGTTAGAGGTGTGAGTAGCATGTTAGTACTTATTAAGAAATGAAATACAAGTGTAAATATTGCAAAAAAGAATTTCAAAGGGAGAATACTCTTGCAGTGCATGTGTGCGAAAAGAAACGTAGATATTTAAATCGTAACGAACCTGGGGTATTAATTGGCTACAAGGCATATCTACGTTTCTATGAAATAACACAGGGCAGTAAAAAAACAAAAACATATGAAGAATTTAGTAACACTGCATATTACAGAGCATTTGTAAAGTTTGGTTATTCTTGCAGAGACATTAGATGTGTTAACATTGTACAGTTTACAGAATGGCTAATCAAACATAATAAAAAATTAGACAATTGGTGCAGTGACCGATTGTATACTGAATTTCTTGAGGTGTACTTAACAGTAGAAAGTGTAAACGATGCACTCACTCGAGCAATTGAAGAAAGCATACGCTGGAATGAAAAAACTGGTAATCCAACACATGATTATTTGCGTTATGGAAATATAAATGAATTGTGTTATGCAGTTACAACAGGTAGAATAAGTGGATGGGTGTTGTATAACTGTAATAGCGGCCAGGAGTTGTTGACTAAGTTAAATAAAGAACAAATTGAAATGCTTTGGCCATGGATTACTAGTGATATTTGGGCTAAAAAGTTTAAAGAGTATCCAGAAGATATGAAATATGCAAAACACATACTTAAAACAGCAGGTTGGTAATGATACTAATTGATTTTCCAGGTGGTGCACACGGCAACTATGTTGAATACATTTGCAATAGATTTCTAGCCGGAGTAAAAACCAATCCTAGTCCTTTTAAAAGCAGTGGTGTGAGTCATGCCAAAGAATACTATAGTCCAATTAAATTTGAGGCTAAACATTATTTTCAATTTGAACCCAAAAGTGTGCCAGGTAGTACCCTAATTTCAATACAAGTAAAACAGCAACATTTGATACAATTAATAGCGATCAATTTTTTACGTGCAGGCGAAGGAAATATTGATGTAAGAAAATTAGAAGATACACTGTATGATAGGTTAAAAGTTACCAACACTGGAATGATTGATAGCATACGCAAGAATTATATCAACCAAAGTATACTTGGATACAAAGATATCAAGGATCCTAAGTGGCCCAATTGTGATAGTATAGAAGAATATCATCAATTACCACAGTACATTAAAAAAGAATTAACTGAACTACACAACTTTGAATTTTGGGAGTTTGATGAAAACAACCCTTATTGTCCACGATGGATAATGAGAGATTATTTTTATCAAGGATTTATGGCCGAAGAAAACAGCGGTTTTTGGCAGTTTTGTTTAACACAAGAACGTGTGCGTCAAACAGCCCAACAAAGTTTGAGCATTGATTTTATGGATTTGTATAATATAGATAGTTTCACAAATATTGTACAGCAAATTGCTAACTTTACTGGGTATACATTTGAAGAGACACAAGAGTTTAGAAACATACATCAAACATTTTTAAATAACCAACCTTTTAAAAACAGCTACAATTTTTGTAGTATGTTAATTACCGATATTATTAATAACCAAATTGATAAATTACCAGAACTTGATGTCTTGCAAGAAGGTTATATCTGTGCTAAACTATGTAAACATTATGACACCACTGTAGATTTAAGCGATGCCAGAGACTGGTTTAAAACATCAATATTACTTAAAGGATTTGTAAATGATTAAGCCAGTGATACAGTTTTTTAAAGAAAGCTATAGGCTTTCACCGCTTGCATATTATTGCGAATTAGCAGAAACTATATTATTAGTTTCTGCAAGTGCAATTCTTACATTAACAGTACTGGATCCTGCAACAAAGATTTTTATTCCGTTGTACCTGGCAGGCAGTATACTTGGAGTAGTTAGCACAGTAATTCGCAAAGCAGGCTTTGCTATTGTATTGTGTGGGTGGTTTGTTGTAATGAATAGTATTGCAATGGTACAACTTTTTATACTATAGGTGAATAATGGATATTGATATTGACTTTGCAGATCGTAAACATGTTTTAGATAGTCTAAAACATGTGCCAGCAAGAATGGACACTGTAAAAGGAGTGCGTAATCACAATAGTGGTGTGTACTTTACTGAAATTCCATATGATAGTAAACATCAATGTGCTAGTATTGATTATGAAACTGCCGAAGAACGTGGGTATTTTAAAATTGATTTTTTAAATATGCATGTATACAATTTAATTAAAGATACTAATCATTACACAGCAATGCAAAACGCACAAGTACCGTGGGAACGATTATGGGAAGATGTTGAATTTGCTCAACTGTTGGTTCATGTTGGTAATCATACCAACTTGTTGCAATCAATGCGTCCGGACAGTATAACTAGAATGGCTGCATTTATAAGTGTAATACGCCCTGGTAAAGCACATTTACAAAATAAACCCTGGGATCAAGTCTTTGACAGTGTATTTGACGGTGACAACAGCAAAGGGTTTATCTTTAAAAAGAGTCATGCAATCAGTTATGCAGCTTTGGTAGCATTGCATATGAATTTAATCCACTTTGCGGACTAGCATAATACTACGGCGCCTACCTTTGTTACGTTGTATATTCTTTAAACTACACACAGGACCATGAATTATTTGTAGATGTTTGTTGCTAAAAGTTTTTAAACAAAACTTAAATGGTTCCCAATCCTTCTTTAAAAACAAGTTTATTGGTATACTTCGATTGCTCTCCCACCACCATTGATGTGCTAATTCTAAGTATTCTTCTTTGAGTCCTCTTTCGATTACATCACCAAAGTCATATATGCTTGTTAGCGTATCGCCTCGATTTTGTATTACGCCTATGTGTTCATTTCCCACATAGTCGACAAGGCTCAAGAAGGGGTAATTTTGGTTTAGTTTGTTAAAGACATTGTTTACCATAAATATTATAAGGAGTTCCTAGATGTATGCAGCTACAGTATATTTATACCAACAAATTCAGAAGGTCTTACTTGTGGACAACTCTGATGGAAGTTACTTTGACCGGAGGTGGAGTGAAGTGTATTCAAAAAAATTAAAATTAAATTTAGGAGTCGATAATGTTATTTTGTTTGCATTTGAAAATCAAGATCAAAAACCAGTAAACATTTCAGGCAGTACATTCACATTTCGTCTCATAAGCCAAAATGGTGAACAGTTACTATTAGCCAAAGAGTTAGTTAGTCTCAATAATGCCAAAGGACGTGCTAAAGTTACCATTACCAGTGCTGACATAAACACATTATTTGAGCAACCTGCTAGTTGGAGTATTGAGCAAGCAAGTGGTAATCTTGAAACCGCAGTATTAGTAGATGCATACAGTGGTGCTCGCGGAGACATTGAAGTTAATAACAGTGTGTATCCTGCATTTGTGCCCAGCAAAACATTAACTATTCCTGCACAAGCGCCAGACAGTACAATTTATTATACTAGCACAGTAACAACAGAAGGTGTAGACCAAACAACATTTGTAGTAACTCCTAATGGATTCACAGGAGAGATAAGAGTTAATGGTGCAGTTGATACTAGCGGTGATTGGTATGATATTACTTTTGTAGACTTTTCAACACAAGCAACTGTTGACGAAGTGCAACTTGTCAATAGCAGTGATTTAATTGGACTCAACGTCCCAGGATATCATCCCTATTTGCGTTTAGAATTTGTTATAAGTGCAGGAAGCATTAGCAACATACTTTATCGATAATGAAAAAAATTGTAAGTTTTGGAGATAGCTATGTTTGGGGCGATGAATTAATTGATCCTAAATTAGCAACACAACCTGATGCACATCCAGTGTTGATTGAAAATACCAAATACAGAGAACAAAACTGTTATACGGGTTTGTTGGCCAACAGCTATGGTATTCCATACGAAAACTTTGGAATACCAGGTGGAAGTTTACAAAGCACAGTTTGGACATATCTTTGGTGGCTTGATAATGAAAAACTACCCATTGAAGATTGTTTAGTTCTAGTTGGACTTACTGAACCTGGTAGGCACAGTTTTTATAATCCAAAGCATCGTGTGTATCCAAATGATACAGATTGGAATCGTTTTGTACACAGTAGCTGGATACATAGTAACAATAGCAGTGACAATGAACAGTGGCATGAACTTGTTAAGTTACACACAGTATTGACAGATTGTCAAGCGTTAAGAGATCTAACACTACATACCACTCAATTGTTTTTTGAAAACACACAACATTCACATCCTGTGGTACAATTTTTTACATTGAATCACACAGCTACTAAACCATACTCCACATTGTGGAATTCTACACAAAGCCTACGTGACTTAACCCTGTCACCAAAATTACAAAAACCAAATGGTCATCCCAACGAAATTGGACATAAAATTATAAAAGAAGTCTTGCAAGAATACATATACCGTGCTATACTAAGTTAATGTTAAATGCAATTGAATTATTTCCAACTGGTAAACAAACCAGTAGTGGCTGGTACAGCTACAATGCTCCTTGTTGTGTACACAATGGAGAAAATGCCGATCGACGCAAGCGTGGTGGACTAAAGCCACGTGACAATGGTTGGAGTTATCATTGTTTTAATTGTGGATATACTGCTAGTTTTACAATTGGTAGACAAGTAAGTTTTAAAGCAAGACGCTTACTGTCCTGGTTTGGTGTTGATAGTTCTGATATTGATAGATTAAATTTAGAAAGTCTACGCCAACGCAGTTTATTGGATGCAATTGATCAACAACCCAAACGTAAAATAACATTTGATTTTGCAGAAAAACAATTGCCAGATGGGTGCTCTAACCCAACAGAACAAACAAATGAATACATAATTAATCGTGGCATACATCAAGTGGGTTTTCCTTTTTTAAGTTATAAAAGAGGACCAAGACTTGGTATTGTAACTCCGTTTACGTACAACGACACGATAGTAGGAAGTAGTATACGTTTCCTAGATGATCGTATACCTAAGTATATTAACGATAAACCACAAGGATATGTTTTTGGTATAGATTTGCAACGTAATAACTGGGAACATGTATTTGTAGTTGAAGGTGTATTTGATGCGTTGTCAATACAAGGTGTTGCTGTGTTACATGACGATGTAAATGATGCACAAGCTGAACTCATCAACAATTTAAGACGTAGTGTAACAGTAATACCTGACCAAGACAACGCAGGTGTAAAACTAATAGACCGTGCAGTTGAACTAGGTTGGGCTGTAAGTATACCAAAGTGGCCCAACAACGATATCAAAGACGTAAATGACGCAGTTGTAAAATATGGAATGACAGCAACAATGATTTTTATAATGCAAGCACGTAATACAAGTAAAATTAAAATTGAATTAGCAAAAAAAGCATTGGTTAGGAAGTTAAAATGATAAACAACTGTACGCAGGAGAACACTTAATGCTTAAAGAATACAATCTCGATGTACAGAAATTGTTTTTAGAAATGATGTTAGAAGATGCACAAAGTTATGTGCGTATTCAAAACATATTCAATCCAGAAAACTTTGATCGAAGCTTGATCGAAGTAGCTAAGTTCATTAAAGATCATTGTGATGATTACAAAACAATGCCAGAGATAGCTCAGATAAACTCCAGCACTGGCGTGACACTAAGTCCAGTACCTGATCTCAACAGTGGACACTTTGAATGGTTTATGACCGAGTTTGAAAACTTTACTAAAAGACAAGAACTTGAACGAGCAATACTAAAAGCTGCAGACTTATTAGAAAAAGGTACGTATGAGCCAGTTGAAAAACTTATCAAAGATGCAGTACAAATAAGTTTGACACGTGATTTAGGAATAAATTATTTTGATGATCCACGTGCCAGGCTAACTGCTTTAAAAAACAACAATGGTCAAAACAGCACAGGCTGGAAAGCACTTGATAAAATGTTGTATGGTGGGTTTAACAGAGGCGAACTACAAATATTTGCAGGCGGATCGGGCTCGGGCAAGAGTTTGGTTATGCAAAATTTAGCAGTTAACTGGATACAAGCAGGACTCAATGGTGTGTACATTACACTAGAATTAAGTGAAGGCTTAACTGCAATGCGTGTTGATAGCATGTTAACGGGCACCAGTAGCAAAGACATTTTTCGAGAGTTAGATAATGTTGAAATGAAAATTAAAATGGCTGGCAAAGCAAGTGGGCAACTACAAGTCAAGTACATGCCAGCACAAAGCAATGTAAATGACATTAGGGCGTATTTAAAAGAATTAGAAATACAAAGTGGTTACAAAACAGACTTTTTGTTAGTTGACTATCTAGACTTATTGATGCCGGTTAGTGCAAAAGTTAGCCCAAATGATCAATTTATTAAAGACAAGTATGTAAGCGAAGAACTACGCAATTTAGCAAAAGAGTTAAATGTATTGTTTGTAACAGCATCGCAATTAAATCGTAGTGCAGTTGAAGAAATTGAATTCGACCACAGTCATATTGCTGGTGGTATTAGTAAAATTAATACAGCAGATAATGTGTTTGGTATATTTACTAGCAGGGCAATGCGTGAACGTGGGCGATATCAGATACAAGCAATGAAAACACGTAGTAGTAGTGGAGTTGGACAAAAAATTGATTTAGATTTTGATATAGCTAGTTTAAGAATTATGGATTGCGATGAAGATGCACAGCAAAGCAGTAGCGGGCATGGTAACATATACGAAAGCATTAAAGCAACAACAAATGTTAACGACACAAGTAGTCCAGTTACCGAAACTCGAAAAGTTGAAGCAGATGTGCAAAGTAGTAAACTTAAAGGCTTGCTAGCATCAATGAAATCATGATATTACCTAAGTTAGTTATTCCCAGTAGAATTAATCAACATTGGATAGAGAGTGGAATGGACTCGTACGATCTCTGTGTTGACAAAAAACATTTTAAAAAATACCCACACACTGTAAAATATTATTACAACAGCCGTGGTTTTCGTGACCGTGAATGGCCTAACTCAGTAGATGATTGCATATGGTGTGTTGGTGATAGTTTTACAGTAGGGTTAGGGGTACCACATGAACACAGCTGGAGTTATATACTAGGGGAACGTTTGAATAAACGCACAATAAATGTTAGCATGGATGGTGCTAGCAACACATGGATACGCAGGCAAGCTGTACAAATACTAGAACTACAACCCAAGTTACTAATACTACAATGGAGTTACATCACTAGACGAGAAGCAACTATGGATCAATTGTGGCAAAAGTTCTACGATAGTGTGAGAGATCCAAGTTGGCCAGAATGTAAAACCTATGCACAAATTTCAGAGTTACCCGAGTGGATAAGAACTGAACTTGAAACAGTGCATAACTGTAGCAATGTTATGGAAAACATCGACGATACTAATAAGCGTCTACGTTATACTCATACCAGCGACGAACAAGACAAAGAACATTTATACGATCAAATTACACAAGTTGAAAGTGCAGTAGATTCAACTTTATTAATACATAGTTTTGTGCCTCATTTTAGTCCAAATGGATATGCTGTTCCCATTCCTAAAAGTATACAACCAAGACATATACCTGAAATAACTAAATTAGATCTTGCTCGGGACGGTCATCACTATGATCGGTTAACTGCTGAACATTTTGTTGATCAGTTGGAGAATTTAATAACTGAGAACAGTGCCATTTCCTAAGTTCTTCGGATTCTTTTACAGCACTATCATCGCTGTTGTATGGCTTACCTATCCCGTTTTCTGCAACCCATTCGTTATACCAACCAGCAACTTCATCAAAGTTTTTAATCATTAATTTTTTTTCAGCCATAGTTTGTAATTTTATAGGCATTCCGGTTACTAATGCACCACGATCGGTTAGCTCTTTGATTGCTAGAAAACTTTTGGTGTATGCTTTGCTATTGTTTAACAAGTACTGTTGATCAGTATTGCTTAAACTTTGAATAATACCATTACGAGTGCTAGTATCATCTGGCACACTTAATTGAAAGTTTGGTTTGTTACTTTTATCTTCTAACAGCAATGTTGGTTCTACTTGTTTACTAAGTCCACTTATATCTCCCAGCAAGTAATGACATCGATTCCAGTCTTCAAATTCAATGCCAAATATATCATTCCAGTTACGTTTTTCTTGATGATTAAAGCAAGGTAATTCTAAACAAAATTCTTCAGCTCGAGGCATGTCTTGCTCGTAAACAAAGTAACTACCAACAGTAAAATATTGATCTACCCACTCTAAGTATTTTGCATAGTCTTGAAGATATTTTATTAAACTCATGCGAGGAACTTTAATTTTTATACTGTAAAGGTCTTCGTAGTAATCTGCTTTATCTAATGGGTTGTAAACATTAAGTTTGTCACTGCGGGTTACAATAACCCAACTTAGTGCATGTTCAAACAAATTTTCTCTTTGGGCACTAATAATATAAAAATGTTCATTTAGATATTTGTAAAATTCAACTTGTTGTGCAATTGGGTCATTGCGATTGCGAATATGATATTGTGCTAATCTGCTAGTTTTATAATGATCTACACTGCTTAGTAAATCTGTTATTTCGCTAAGTGTTTGATGATATCCTCTAGGTTGGTCAATTCTTTCTGGCTTTCCAAGAATTTCACTATTGTATTCTGGGCTAAAGTATCGTATAATACCATTAGTAAGTTCGTGTAAGTTTATTACTGGACGATCGTATTTGTGTGCATTCATTAAAATAGTCAGTAATCTTTGCAAAAAAGTACTGCCAACTCGATCTGGAGTTAATATTAATACATTGTTATGGTTCATGATAATATTTATAACTACCCTAACTGCCCCAGGCTATAAGTAACACTGCAATGAGCAAACTATTCCCTGGAAAAGAAATATTCCCTGTTAACTCGCCAACTGCTTGTATGTTAAAATGGAGTTGGAGTACAATAAACCTGCAGGATGCATACACTAGTAGTTGTCACCGGGTAGAAGGTGAATATTTTGATATTGAACAATTTGATAATTTTCATAACTTACCTGAGAAAATCCTTGCAAGAGAAAAAATGCAACAAGGTATTTGGCCAGGCAAAGGATGCGAGTATTGCGAACGTGTTGAATGTGCCGGCGGCATCAGTGACAGGACAATGACACTAGAAAGGCAACACACCCGAGATAAAATACCACCTGAGTTGCATGACAACCCCAATGCCACACATGTAACACCTACAATACTCGAAGTGTACTTTAATAATACGTGTAATATGAGTTGTGTGTATTGTGCACCAAGTGTAAGTAGTCAAATAAATGCAGAAGTTACAAAGAATGGTGGTTTCAGTGTAGGTAACATGCATGTTGAACCTTTTGTTACTAACAACACAAGGCAAAAACTATTAGTAGAAAAACTTTGGAAGTATCTAAGTACTAACAATCGATATCAACACATACGGCACTTTAATATATTGGGTGGTGAACCATTATTACAACAAGAGTTTGATCAGTGCATACAATTTTGGAATGACCATCCCAATCCTAGTTTAACTATTAATTTAGTGAGCAATTTAAACTTTGATCCTAAATTTTTTAAAAACAGAATAAACCAACTGCGCCAGTTAGTTGATGAATATAAAATATTTCAAGTTGAAATTACTGCAAGTTTAGATTGTTTAGGACCAGAGCAAGAATATGTTCGCCGTGGACTAAAACTACAAGACTATTGGGTACCAAACTTTGAATTTTTATTACAACAAGATTGGATCAAACCCAGTGTACACAGTTGTATAAGTAGTCTCACAATTAAAACATTTGATCAATTAGTCAACAAACTTAACAGTTGGAACCACCAATACAATACTACAATAGATCATTCGTTTGATGTAGTAGTGGGGAAAAGTTGGCAAGAAATTGCTATGCATCCTATGTTTTTTGGACCTGGCGTATTTGACGAAGATTTTGATCGAATAATTCAAGCTATGCCACAAGGACACAGTCGACAACACATGCAAGGAATTGCTGATAGTATTCAAGCCGCCCAACGTGATGAAGTTAAAATAAACCAGTTAAAACAGTATTTACGGATACTAGACACTAGAAGAAATACAGATTATACAGAATTATTTCCTTGGCTTTAGAAGTCATATTACAATAAATACATTTAGACAAAAGAGGTAGTGACATGCAGAGAAAGACTAAAAGCATACTTGAAGAATTAGATAGTATCTATAAAGATAAGTATGCCAATATTGACCGCCAACAAACTATTAACAATAGGGCAAATCATGTTATTGCTAGTGCAATTCGTCTTTTAGAAGATTTTGAAACTCATTATAATGATGAAGATGCTCAAAAATTGCAACGCAAATTGCTCAATGCTATTCGGACCAAAGAACAAACTAAATTTACAAACACAATGAGACGAGTAAATGTCAAGTAATATTCTTTTAACTGAAGGCGGTAATGTTTTTAAAGACCCTGAGGGCAATATTAAAACTCAGCGTATACAGCTTGCCGACATTGCCCCCACCATTAAATGGTTAGAAAACTTAACTGGATTACCATTAAGTGTTAACATGTTGGGAAGTACCGGGCAAAAACCTTCTAGTGGTGATTTAGATTTAGCAGTTGATATTAACAAAGTCAGCAAAGAAGAACTTGACAAGACTCTTACAGATTGGCTTGTAAAGTCTGGCGTTGCTCCAGAAGATGTACATAAAAAACCCAATGGCTGGGTTATAAAGACTGGCATTAACGTACACTTCCTCACACCTATAGCCGGTAATCCTAAAAATGGTTATGTTCAAACTGATTTTATGTTTTTGCGTAAACCTGACTGGAGTAAGTTTATACTAACACAGGATCCCAACAGCGAATACAAAGGCGCAAGTCGTAATGTATTGTTAAACAGTATGGCTAAGAGCATGGGGTTGAAACTAAATCAAAATGATGGAATTATGTCACGTGAAGATAATAGACTTATTAGTGATGATCCAGATGTTGTTGCAGAACTGTTACTAGGTAAGCCATACACTGCTCAAGACTTGATGAGTGTTGAAAAAATAATGAAAGCTCTCCAGAGTAATGGTAATCGAGACGCACTTATTGCTGATTGGCTAGCACATATGGAACGTCAAGGTACTCCATATCAAGGTGAAGTAAACGAAGATAACGAAGTAAGTTTAATGGCTAGGTTGCGTGATAGAATTATCAATCAAGGCATGAGTGTTATTACCGAAAACCCATATAATTTATATGTATTAAAAGAAGGAGCACGTATTGCACATCCTGAGGATCTAATATTTGACTTAGGTGCTGCAGGAGCAAACGATGCAATGCGGCAATTACAAGCTACTAGCGATAGTCCTACTAGTGCTACAGTTAAATGGGACGGAAAACCTGCAATTATTTTTGGTAGAGACGAAACTGGGCAGTTTATACTCACTGATAAGAGTGCATTTGTGGCAACTAAATATGATGGTATAGCAAAATCACCCAAACAGTTAGCACAAATAATGAATATGAGAAAAGGTGACAGGACTGATTTAAATAAAATGTATGCTAGTATATGGCCAAAAGTAGAAGCTAGTTTACCTCAAAACTTTAGAGGATTTGTAATGGCTGACTTGCTATACAGTAATACACCTCCTTTAAAAAATGGAAATTATATTTTTAAACCCAATACTGTAACTTACAGTGTAAATGCAAATAGCGAATTGGGCAAACGTATTGCTGACAGTAGTGTAGGATTAGCAGTACACACTTACAAAAAAGGACCAGGTGACAGCGGAAGTCCTATACAAAGTTTAGATATAAATCCAGGTACAGGTGTTACCATATTTGGTAGCAAAGATGAAGGTATACAAAGTGCAAAATTAAATAGTGCATTATACAAACAAACAGCCGGCATGATAAAACAACATACTTCTGGTATCAACACACTGTTTGCACCAGAGAATTTGAGAAGTAATAAAATAAGCAACTTACCCGAGCTTATGAAACAGTATGTTAATCACAGAGTACGCAGTGGGGGATTTAAAAACTTGCTCACAGATTTTGCCCCTTGGGTGCGAGCTAAAGCACCGACTAAAAGCGAACGTATACTTAAATGGGCAAATGAAAACGAAGCTGCATTCGTAGCCGTATTTGAGATATTTTTAAAGATAACCCAACTCAAAAATGATTTAGTTGCACAGTTTGATAAACAAACAAAAGACGTACAAGCAAGCTATGATACTGGTGATCGTGGCCATGAAGGGTATGTAGCAAACGATTTAAAATTTGTAGATCGTTTTAAATTTAGTAGAGCAAACTTTGCACAAAATAATCCTGACTTAACATGATACAATTAGACCGTAGCAGTCTTATTTTAACAACATATCGTACTGGAAGTACAGCCCTGTGTTCGCAACTGCAAGATAGTGGATACCACAATCACGACGAAGCATTTACGTGGGGTAAAAATGCATTTGATTTTACAGAAGCTGTTAGGAATATTGATTACAAATTTGTTGTTAAAGTTATGCCTGATCAACTCAACGATAGCATTATTGCATATCTTAATAGGTTAATTAAAACAAATCATGTACAAGTAATTAGACTATATCGACGAGATATTGTTGCACAAATTGCTAGCATTTATATTGCAAAAAAAACAAAAAATTGGCATGTTACTGATAGAGAAGATACAACTCAACAACAGATTGCAATTGATGATCGATTCTTAGCAGAAACAGTACACAACATGTTATCAATGTCATATAACTTAACAC